CGGTCTTTCAGACTTATCTTCTATTAAAGATTATGTGTATAGTTTAGTAGAAAATCCTTCGATATACCAAAGAGGTAAGTCAAGAAAACCAATGTCAGGCAGACTAAATAATTTGGCATCTACTACCCCAATTAGGATTAGTAGTAGAAAGGAAATAGAAACTATTGGCAACATTGCTACAATTACTTTGCAGACAGATGAGGGTAGAAAGAATGTTAGACTTGATGAAATTCCCGGCTACGAAAAAATTAAGGAAATTAAAGTATCTTGGCCTTCAAGCAATACATTTTTACTTAGACTTATTCGTGAAGTTATGGGCGATGAAGTTGACACATTCCAAAAACCCGGTACATCTTCGGAAGAAGTTAAGCCGGGTTTAATGTTAAAATCTGAAGAGGTGGAATTACATGAGTTGGTCTGATATATTAAAATTTGAAGAAGAACCTGAAATTGAAGAGGAAGAACCTGAAGAAGATTTAGGCCCCATTACAGAATATCACGGTACTCTAGATTTAGAAAGAGTTTTACAACAGGGAATTAGAGGTGGCTCACCAAAAAGAAGAAGTAGAATACATGTGCCATCTGCTTTGCGTAATAAAGATAAAATTACTTATACAACAGAAAGTTATGAGGAAGCACTAGCATTTGCTAAAAGAAGGGCTAAACAATTGGGAGTTTTAGATGATGAAATTGGCGTGGTGGGAATTAGAGGAACCACATTAAAGAAGCCTTATAGACATAAGGATATTAGAATTAAGGCAATAACATATGTTAGAGAAGGGGGTATTCCTCTAAAATACATAGTCGAGGTGAATGAAGATGGCGAGGAAAGTTAGAAAAAGTTGCCCTTTGTGTCAACATGAAGATAGAGATAACTATGAAGTCGAGATACTTGAAGGTAGGATTGACCCTAAAGATTTAGATAGAGAACATGGATGGATTATGGGCACAACTAGAAAACATATGCAGAATCATTTAGGAGATTTTCACGACAATTCAAATCATAACTGTAAGATGTGTGTAGCACCAAATAGACAAGACTTAGAATCATCTATTGTAGATGGACAAATGAGTCCAAGTGAGATGGCAGATTATTTAGAAACAAGTTTAGATTCTATTAACCTACACATGCGTAAGCATTTGAAACCTATTGTACAACAAAGTGCGGCTATTGAAATTTCTAGAACTGAAGTTAATGAAGTAGATATGTTAACTAGAAATGTAGGCATGTTGCAAAATAAAGTACAAGAATTTATATTAGAAAATGAGGATTTGGATGTAGATACAATTAATTCATTAGTTAAGTTATCAAGAGAAATTAGGGAATCACTTAAATACTTGTTAGAGTTTAAGGGTCAATTAGTACACAAGCGGGAAGAAACTATTGTTGTCCAGCAGATAGAAGTTATACAGAAAGTTTTAATAGATAGATACCCCGAAGTATGGGCAGAGATACGACAAGATGTTGCGGAGAAATTAGCATGAGTTGGTTTGATTTATTAAAAAAGGATATTGAAGAAGAAATACTTGATGAGATAGAGTCTGAGGGCGGTGCATTAGGTATGAAAAATTTAAAGGATATTGCTAGTAAAAAGAAGATTAAAGAAACTGTTTCTAATATGAAAGAAAGAGGTAAGTTATTTGAACATCAACATGGCGACCTTTATACGCATGAACCCGATATAGAAAAACTTTCAGCCAAACAAAAGAAGATTGCTGAATTGGCTGAACCAAAAGATAAAATAGATGAAAAGGACTTGAAAGAATTGAGGGAAAAGAAGGATGACTAGATGTACATTTTTAGATTCGTGGTTTGATGCGAAGTCAAAAGAATTAGACAAGGCAGAAAAAGAACAGAAAAAAGATTTAATTACGGGGGTTAAACAATGAATGAAAGAAAAAGTTTTAACGATAGGTTAGTATCAAAGACAGTATTACCAGCAATTTATCTTTGGTTGCTTGCTTGTGGTGCAGTAGTATATACAGGTATTATGAAGCCCGAAGTTGTACTTACAAATCTAGACGGATTTATTGCCCTAATAGCAATTATTGGTGGTGTAGCCGCACCTGCTTTTAACACTTTATTAAGAACATGGGAAGCAGAACAGGCAAATGAAGTTGCGGATATGCCTGTACAATTAGAACATTTGCGTAATGAAGATACTAAAGAACATGCACATAGAATGAAATTAGAGCAACAAGACAACGACCATAGAGTTGATATGGAACGAAACCCTAATAAGGAAGAGTTAAAGTTAGCAACATTAGAGCCGGTCAAGGGGGCTAAGAAATGAGTTGGAAAAATATACTAAAAATGAATGAAACTGCAAGAAAACAATTTACTGAGGCTTTAGATAGATTAGTTGATTTAATTCATCAAGACCCTAGAATGCGTCATAAGCGACAAATAGAAACAAATGACTATGATTTAGATTATATAATTCATTTTGCAGTTTATGAATTAAAAAATGCGGCTAAATTAAGACAAAAAATGGGTAGGCTTACCCCTGAAATGAAAGAGGCGGCAGATGCAGTTGCTAGATTTTTAGGAAACACGCAATACGGTGCAAATCATTTAAGAAATAGTGGATATTAAGGTGAATTAAAATGACAAAGAAAACAGAAGAAAAAATTGAAGATGTAGCAGATGTACTAGAAGATGCTACCGAAGTACTCGAAGATTTAGGAGTTATTAGCGAAGCACAGGAAAAGAAAGTCCTCGCACTAATTAAGAAATATAAGAAGGCAATTCTAATTGCCCTACCTTCTCTTGTAGCGGTAGCCCTAATGATTAATTCCCTATTGTGAGGGAATATAAATGAGAGTTACTAATTGGCAAGATGCCCTTCGTAGCACTGTTACAAGAAGGGGAGTTAAATTAGGTGACTTAGAAGATGCGGAATTAACCCCCTCTACACATAATCAATTAATAGACATTGTTAGAAATCTAAAAAATAAGGCTGGAAATCTTTACGAAATATTATTTCGTAGGGGTGGTGGAAACCGTAATAAGGAAAAGGCCGAGCAATATATTGATGAATTAATAGACTTTTTAGATGCCCTGCTTCAGGAAAATACGGGCATACATGATAATTTAAATAACCTGCTTTATGACACTGACAAAAAGATAGGAGATAAAATTCCTATTAAAGGTGGGTTAAAAACTTGGGCGGCTGAAAATGCACAAAATACATACGACCAATTTTTGAACGGAAATCCATTGGCATTTGTAAATACAGTAAGATATGTTCATAGTAATTTGGGTAGAAAAAAATCTCTTGAACAGGACTTAGATATTCTAATTAGTAATATTAATGAAAATAAAGAGCAATTTACTCAAAGGTTTAATCAATACAAAACTAGCCATGATGAGTTAATTACAGAATCTGGCAATTTGTTAAAACCATTTTTGCTAGAAGAAGCACCGGAACTTGACTTTATAGGTTACGAACTTTACAGTGAAGCAAGACTAATTAGACATATGAAAAGAAGCACTGAGCAAAATATCCGTGATGTTTTAGCCATATGTAAAAATATTGCTGGTGAATCCTATCTGCTTAATAATTTAGAATTAGGAACTGCGAAGCCTTACAGAATGCTTGTTCCTGTTCTCAAGGCAAATAAATCAAATGATTTAATTCAAACTGTTACACAAATGACACAGTTAAAACCCGGTTCACAAACTAAAAGAGGTGTGGGTCTTGCTATGGAACAGGGCTTAATGCAAGATTATGCTAATGACGGTTCTTGGGTAGATAAAGACCCTAATGAAACAAGAGATGAATTTAAGACTAGAAATATGAGAGAAGGATTAAGGTTAATTAGAACTGAAGGTTCAGATGCTCAAAAAGGTTTTGAAAGGTATCTTAGGGATAGACAGATAGGCGGCAGTTTATCCGATTTTAATATCAGACTTTTTAATAAAGATATTAGGAATGAAGTAAATTCTATCACAAGTCTTAGTGGCCGTACAATATTGTACAGTACTTTACTAGATGAAGAACCTATTTATGAAATAGGTGAGTCATACGAATCTATTACAGAAGATACAATTGCAGGTGCGGCTAATGGAATTAAAAATATTGTAGTGCTAATGAAAAAATTAAATCTTAGAGATGGGGCTACTAAATTAATTGACTTGTTATCCGATGCAGATTCGATACTAAATTTAGACGATGACCTTAATCTTAGAGGTAGGGCAAGAAGTATTACAGAAGAAGATATGAAAAAATTTCTTGCTAAGGCTAAACAAATTGACGATGCTTTAGATGATGCGGTAATAGAAATACAAACCGCAGTTGTATCTGAATTAAACAGATGTTTTAACATGTTAGACCCGATTAATTTAAGGTCCAAATCTAATAGAATACCTAGAAAGGGCCGCAAGCATGTTGATGAGTGGCTAATAGATAATAAATGGATGGATTACAAGGAGGAAGGAGAATGAGTTTTGAAGATTTAACGGCAGAAAAGCAAGATGAATTACTCAAGGCTATAAATAATCAATCTCCGAGAAGGTTAATTAATAAGTTCGATGGACAAATTAGAGAAGAAGGATTAAAGATATTAGTCCTACTAAGTATGGAAGGTTCTATTTCTCTAAATCAAAGTATAATATTTTCTCAAACTAGTCCTAAAATAACTCGTGCTAATTATAATAATAAATTAGATGAAGCAAATACTCTATTTGGAACTACCTTACAACCAGCAGCGGCTACCGGATTAAGTTATTCAGAAGATTTCGATAAGGATGCAGATTCGGACTTTGTAGACATGTATGAAGATTACCGCAAATATATCAATGACAATAATTTTATTAGAGGAATGGAAGTTATAATAGACGAGATATTAGGTCCTGAATTTTCTGAGCAACCAAAAGCCCCAAGTAATGTAGCAATAAATTCTATTAGAAGTTTCGTTAGAAAGTATGATATTGAATCGCCCGATAATAGAAAAGAAATTTACAAGTATTGGGCAGAAGTTTATAGAGAAAAATGGTCGGACTTATCTTCAATTCTGAATAATATAGTTCTCGGTTCAAATTTAATTACATCAGGTAGTCTAGAAAATGTTACTAATGAAACAAGAGAGGCATTTAATGATGTTCGTTTGCCTAATTATATAACTGTAATATCAAGACCGGGAATAAAATCACAAGCAGAAGATGATGTATCTGCTCTTGAATTAGCAAATGTATTCGTTACTGAGTTTGCTAAACTTAGTACAGAAGATATGCAAGAATATCAAGAAATGTTTGGTAAAAGAACTAAGGACTTGAAGGCTACTGAAAGAACTAGAGATGCAGAAGGTAGGGAATTAGATGCCCCACAAGTGGAAATTGAAGATGGTACATTAGATGCCGCAGTAGATGATGTACTTGAATTAGGAACTGAAATACGACAAGTACAAAAAACGATAGACCCACTAACTGCATTTTCAATTTACAGTAAAGAAGATTTACTAATGAGTGCTGAATCTATGGAAAAGGTAAAGGAAAAGATTATGAATGAAATATCAAATATGGAATTTGGTGAGGCATTAAATAATCTTATTGATGATATGGAAAACTTTGTAGAAGAAATACAAGATGATATTGTATCATTAGAACAATACGCATTTAGTATTATTGACGACACAGATAATATTAATATTATAGATAATATTTATGGAAATATAGATTTTGTATATGAGTATTATGATTTAGGCACAGAAGTAAATAGACTTGAAGGTGATTTTACTAGAATAAACTTTGATGAGCAAACAGGTTCTACAAGTGAAGAAACTAGAAATATAGAACAGTTAGTACTTACGGCAAGAAAAAATGTAAAAACATTTAATAATTATGGAGAATTTGTTTCACAGATAAATAAAGATGCTAAGGCATTTTTTAAGGCTCTCGCTACTTTAGTAAAACTAAGAACTGAAAGTAATTATATCTATAATGAATGGACTCAATATGGTAAGAGAGAAACAGGTGCGGCAATTGTAGGTGGAGATTTACCTTCTATTCCCGGATTAGAAGCACAGATGGAAAATGATTATGAACAGATTTTAGAAGCAATTGAGGATTATTATTTTACAAGCATGAATCCTGTTTATTTTTACGACAAAGATTCTCCCGAATTTACTAAATCTTCTGAATATAAATCATTTAAATCTATTATTGATAAGAAAAGGAAAACCCCCGCATCAAGAGTAAAGTCACGCCTAAGAAGATACGGTAGTGTAGATATTGACGAAGAAGATTTAGTAAATATTAAGATGTGGTCGAGACAACTTAAAAAGGGTAGCAGGTTAGGTATAAGTGCAGATGTTATTAAAATATTTGAAAAGGCATTAGACTCTCTTGTAAATATACAATTTAGTTTTAGTGAAGGTAAGGGTAGAAAGGCAAAACAAAAAACTACTAAAATATACGAAGATTTGTTAGGTAGAGAATTGTATGAAATTGCTGATAGAAACAATTTGACAGATAGGCAAATGGAAGAAATAGAATTTAATAGAAAACCACTAACTGCATTCCGTAATGTTACTCCACAAAGAGGATTAAATTCAATATATGAAATTATAGATGACAAAGATTTCATGGACTATGCTAAGAAGGAAAAATTTCACCGTGAACTAGGTCGCCTAAAGAATGAACTAAGAAGTAACAGGCGACTACAACAACCGGATGAAATAGAAAATATGTCTATATCTAAGGCTTATATTTCTGCCCTTGATACTTTGCGTGTAGCAAAAGGGGAGCAAATATACATGGGTTATTTGTTATTAGAAGATGTGGATGATATTGACTTTGTAAGTAGTATGATTAAGAAGGAAGATAGGATTGATATATTTGCTAAAGATATAGAGGGCATAGTAGAATCTACTAACTCTTTTAATACAATATCTAAATCTTTCGGAGTTAGCGAGGAAGTAATATACAAAGTTAAGGGGATGTTTAGGTAATGGACTTACTAACTGAAATGGACATGAAAATGTCTAAAGGTAATTTTCCTTATTTTTTTGAAAATGTGTTAGGATATAATTTAGCAGACTTTCATCAACAGTGGTTAGACCTTGTAAATTCAACACAAAGAACTGTAATTATATGTTCAAGGGACCACGGTAAGTCTGTATTTTTTCACGCATGGGCCGTATATCAATTAATATTTCAAGAACCGCCATATCAAATGTTATACATATCTTCTAACCAAAAGCAGACAATGGTTCACATGAAAGATATAGACCGTATGTTCACAAATATTCCAGCATTGAGAAAATATAAACCTAAGTCGGGATGGGCAGTAGGTTCTATGAGATTAACAAATGGTAACGAAATACTTGAGCGTTCAGTAGGTTCTCAGATTCGTGGTCTGCACCCTCAAGAAATTATCATTGACGACCCTATGAAAGAATTTACAATAGCCGCAATACAAAGAGTTACAGATTGGTTTTGGGGTGACATGATTCCTACACTTCACCATTCGGCTTCTCTAAGAATGGTAGGCACACCATTTACATATACAGATATATTTGCTGAATTAGAAGAAAATAGTCAATACAGTGTTAATCGTTATCCAGCAATTAACCAACATGGAGAAGCACTTTGGCCTGACAGATGGGATATAGATTCTTTAGAAAGAAGAAGAAAAGAAATAGGTTCTTCTAAATTTACCCGTGAATATTTGTGCATACCAATTTCATCTAACACGATGTTATTTTCAAAAGAACATATTGATAAGTCTAAAGATAGAACGGAAAAACTACTATGGAGAGGTAAAGAAAATATGAAATATTATATTGGTTACGACCCTTCTCTATCAGCAGACGGTGACTATACAGTTATGATTGTTATAGAAGTAGACGAAGATATGAATAAAAAGATAGTTCACATGGTTAGAGAAAAGAATGTAGATTTTAGAAATCACATATTAAGAATTAGCGATTTATGCGAAAGATTTAAACCCGAAGTAGTTATGATTGAAACCAACACCTTTGCTAAATCATTTAGTATGGAGTTGCGTGACATTTCAGATTTTCCTGTGAGGGATTTTACAATGAGTAGAAAAAAGAAAGAAGAAATAATTCTTAATCTACAGATGAATCTAGAGAATGATAAGATTATATTCCCATATGCTGATGATGCGGCTAAAGGTGTAAGTAATGCAATTATACAAGAACTTGAAGCATTTGGTATTAGTTCGGCAGGTAAAATTGAAGGTTTAGGCGCACATGATGACTGTGTTATTGCATTAGCATTAGCAAATCACGCCACAAAGTCTTTTAACGATGCCTTTATTGATGTAGATGAAGATGGGCTATGGGGCAAGGCTTTAGTTTCATCAACGCCAAATATGGGAGGTGGAATATATGGAATTAATTTTTAAGGAAGAAGAAATCAATATAGAAACCTTGAGGCAAAAATTAACTGAACTTGAAGCGGCTAAAGAAGAGGCGGAAAAAAAGAAAAAGGAATTGGCAGATTCAATAAAATTACAGGATTGGCTTGGCTATCAGACAGGGGATGAAACCGAAATTATTAAAGATATTTCTAAAGTATATTCTGTAAATCTTACTGAAGCAAGGTCTATGATTACAGGATTACCAATAGAACCAATTATTGACGACAAAACTATTCCCGAACTTACAAAGGAACTTAGAGTTATGCGAAGACAATTAAAAGGCGATGCTAGAGATAAAATTAGTAAAACTGTAGACCATTTAATTAATGCTTATACAATTTACTTAGATAATTGTGTTAAATCTATTTATTGGATTGCACCATATCAAAAGCCTCTCAAAATGCTAACTCCCGATGTTAAAATGCTACGCAAGTTAGAATATATTAAAGATGGCGATACTAGAAAGAGTATTGTAAATCATCTAAAAAATATGTGGGAAGCAGATGTAATGAAAGCGGGAATGGAATATGGTGAAGATTACTGTAACTATACTTCAATTGTTAAAAATTCTAAGAAAGAAATTAGAAATATTTTGAAGGACATTTCTCATCAATCAATTAGAAAGTCTAAGCAAGACAATCTAAATGATATAATAATTAAATCTGTATGTGCGGAACCGGGAATTACAAGTAATAGACTCCATGCTATATTGCCTAAAACATATCACGATTCTACTACACCCCAAACAATTTCTAAAATGTTAAAGAAACTTGATATTACAAATGTAGATGGGGAATATTACCTACTAAGTGACAATATTAAAAAGGACCTTTATTCATATATTGCTGGATTTATTGATTCTGATGGCTATATTACTATGGACTCTTCTCATTCACCGAGAATAGGAATGGTAGCAACAGGTAAAAGGGGTAAGGCATTTTTCCAAGAGTTAGAAAAAGAATTAAAAATTGGTCGCCTACACTTAGACCAAAAGGTTGGAGAAAATAATAGAAGTCAACACAGACTAAATTTTTATAAACAAGATGATATAGTTAAACTATTAGACAAGTGCATACCCCACCTTCGGATGAAGCAAGAACAGGGAAAATTACTTTTAGAAGCCATTAGAATTAAAAAGAATTATAAACGGGAAGCGTGGGCTAAAGATAGAGTTGGGGAGATATTCAAGTTAATAAAGTACGAAAATTGGAAGGATGCTAGAAATAAGTGGGAGTTTGACAAGTACGGAATTAATGAAGAGGACATAGCAAAGTATAGAATAAATTGTAAAATGTCATACATGGATGAATTAGATTCAATAGTAAAGGAGGATTAATATGGGAATAAGAGATAGAGTTAGAAATTTAGTAAGACGAAGAACACCTGTTCCTGTTGAAAAGGAGATTTACAATTTAGGAATACAGGAGAGAAGATACCCTCAGCATATGGCTGGCCGTGTTTTATATGATACTGCAAAAAATTCCACTATTGTAAGGTCTTGTTTGGTACAACTAAAGACAGAAATATTTAGAAGAGGATTTAGATGGAAAAAGGCATTTGAATTAAAGTGTAATAATTGTGGCTATGAACATCATAAGCAAGTAGACCAATGTATGAATTGTGATTCTACCGATTTACGCAAACCTTCATTTAAGCAGAAAAACTACGCTGAGTCATTTTTTGATGGCTATGTAAATGATGCACACCAAATGTTCATAGATGTTTTAAAAGAAATCGAAACTGATTTTAATATTATAGACGATGGTTATTTAATTATGGTAAAAGATTATTACTTAGATGAGGCGGGTAAAATTGTACTTAGTAAAGTAAATGAAATCTATCGAGGCGACCCTACTACTATGTATATAGAAACTGATGAACATGGTGATAGAGGATTTTCAAGATACACCTGCATTACACATAGAGAAAATGTTAGTGATGATGTATTTGATAAATGTTCAGAATGTGGTAGTTGTCTTCATCCTATTGAGTTTGTAAATAGAGTAAATGGTAAAGACCAATATTTTATTGTAGGTGAAGTAGTACACTTGAGTAAATACAGTCCTACTAGATTATACGGTCATCCTCCTGTTATTACGCTATGGAATAATATTTATACACTAACTGCTATGGAATCATATGTTAGTACAAGTTATACAAAGGCCCGTACTCCAAGAGGACTATTAGCGGTACAGACAAATAACATGGAGTCATTGGTTAAATATTGGAAAGGTGTAAAGGAGAAGTTAGAAAAAGACCCGCATTACATTCCTATTATGGGTATTGAAACTGAAGGTGCTTCAAAAGGCTCAGTTGAATGGGTTCCATTTATGAACACGCTAAAGGAAATGGATTACATAGCCGTTAAAGAAGATTTGCGTGATAGAATCAGTGCATTTTATGGAGTAAGTAAAATATTTATGGCTGATTCAGGTGCTTCAGGTGGTCTTAATAATGAAGGTATGCAAATTCTTGTTACAAATAGGGCAGTTGAAATGGCTCAAAATGTGTATAATAAATACATGTTCCCATTTTTAATGAAGCAATTTGGTATCACAGATTGGAAAATAGAATTACTAAGAAGTGAAGAAGAAGATAATATTGCTAGATTGAGAAGGAGAGAAATTGAAATTAACATGGCTACTCAAATTAAAAACTTAGGATTTGAAGTGGACATGGATGAAGAAGGAAACTTTGTGTATAAAAAATTCCCACCTAAACAAGAAGTAGATATAGATGTACAAGAAGAGGGCGGTGAAGATAAACCTTTAGAAACTGACCCCTATGCAGGTACAAATGTAGATGCTTCACAATTAGGTCAAATTGCAGAAGAAGCAATGACAAGAAATAAACCGTCAATGAGTGTTGGTCCTCCACAAAGAAATACAGGACTACCAGCACAAGCGGCTAATAATAATGTAGATAGAAGAACGGAAAGGAGAGTAGGCTAATGAGCGATATAGTAAGAAAAAAATTAGAAGAAGCACGAAAGGCTTTACAAAATGCGGAGAAAGAAGCAAATAGGCCGGTAAAGAAAGAAGCAGAAACTGTTAATC